ATGGATGATGGATTGGATGCCATCATTCGTTCTGTTGGAAAGCGAAGCTTTGAAGTGTGTGAGGATTGTGGACAACCTGGTGCCCTTCGTGAGGGTGGCTGGTATCGTACGCTATGTGATGCACATGCAAATGGCAAAAAGAAAATCAAGGAGTGATTATGTTAGAAGATATCAATTATCGGTTTCATGAAGATAGAATCTTAAATGAACTTAAAGCTTACATTGATGCCACCTATGGTGAACATTATTCTCGAACCAAGTTTCAATCTGCCGAATTCATTTTCGACAATGGGCATGGTGTAGGGTTCACTGTTGGTAACATCATGAAGTATGCACAACGGTATGGTAAAAAGAACGGATACAATCGCAAAGACATCTTGAAAATCATTCACTACGCTATTATGTTACTATATGTACATGATGAAGGACAACATTTAAACACCACTGAGGAGTAACATTATGAAGATTAGCAACAAGACACTTTCTCTACTACAGAGTTTCGCACAAATTAGCAGCAACTTGCTAGTGAAGCCTGGCCAGAAGTTGGCAACGCGAAACGCTGTGAACAGCATTCAAGCACGTGCTGTTGTTGAGGAAACATTCCCACAGCAGTTTGCCATCTATGATTTGAATCAGCTTCTATCTCTTATTTCTGTGTCACATAATCCTGACATTGAGTTTGGAGATAAGAGTCTGACTATTCGTTCTGAGAATGGTGGTGAAATTGAATATTTCTATGCTGATGAATCCCTGGTGACAGCGCCTAATGAGAATCCTCCTCAGCTCGAGGATGTGTATACATTCAAGATGACGGCATCTGACATTCAAACCATTGTCAAGACGGCTAGCATCGTGTCAGCTACCATGTTGAACATTGTGTCCGAGAAGGGTAAGGTGACACTTAGCATCAATGACCCGAAGAATACTACATCCCATAGCTACAAGAAGTCGTTGGGTGATTCTGACAAGTCATTCAATGTGAAGATGGCAATTGACAGCTTCAAGGTGGTGGCTGATGAATACAATGTTCGTGTAGCACATGCTGTCGCCAAGACAGGCAAGGTGTTAGTGTTCTTCTTTGAATCTACAACTTCTGATTTAACATATCTTATTGCGGCTGATTCTACCTCCAAGGTGTAATAATGGAAACCAATCGTGAGCAGTTTCTTTGGGTTGAAAAGTATCGTCCTCGGACCATTCGTGATTGTATTCTACCTGACAATTTAAAAAACACATTCCAGGAGTTTGTGGATCAGGACAACATTCCTAATATGTTGTTGTCTGGCACAGCCGGGACAGGTAAGACTACAGTTGCCCGGGCTCTGTGTGAAGAATTGGGGTGTGACTACATCATTGTCAACGGTTCGGATGAGGGGATTGATGTATTGAGAACAAAAATCAAGGACTTTGCAAGTACTATTTCGTTATCCGGAAAGATTAAGGTTGTCATACTTGACGAAGCAGATTATCTCACCTGGAAAACACAACCCGCTCTCCGTGGATTCATTGAAGAATTCAGCAAGAATTGTCGGTTCATTTTCACTTGCAACTTTGCCAACAAAATCATCGCGCCACTTCATAGTCGGACCACAGTGATTGATTTTCGTTTGACTAAGCAGGATCGTCCTCTAATGGCAGCAAAGTTTTTCAAGCGTGTTGTGGACATTTTGAATCAAGAAAACATCACACACAATCCCAAGGTGGTGGCAGAGATTGTGAACAAGTATTTTCCTGATTATCGTCGTGTGTTGAATGAACTTCAGCGGTACTCAGCTTCTGGTACTATTGATGAAGGCATATTAGCGAGCATCTCGGATGCCAACTTAAAGGATTTGGTATCAGCTCTTCGTGAAAAGGATTTCAAGAAGATGCGTACTTGGGTGGTGAACAACTTGGACAATGATCCGAATGTATTGTTCCGAAAGTTGTATGATACATTGATGACGGAAGTGGTTCAAGTTCCTCAACTGGTTCTTCTGTTGGCTGATTATCAGTACAAGGCAGCATTTGTGGCTGATGCTGAAATCAATCTTGTGGCGTGTCTCACAGAAATCATGGCAGCATGCGAGATGAAGTCATGACCCAGAAGAATCTTGATGGTGAATTCATCAAGGATTGGATTGTAGAAGAAGATTATGAAATACCGAAAATCAGTCCGTTTGATTTTGTAAATGCCATACATTACACAAAAGAAAATCTCGTCGTTGATGATTGGAGCGAGAAACAATATAATCCGTTTGTAGTAAACAAGTCATTGAGTTTCGGGGCTGATACTGTTATCCCTGCTAATGAAATGAATAGTCGTCCCCATCTGGAAAATCGCCTCCAGTTCGACTTCCTTATAAATACCATTAGACCTCGTAAGCGGTTTAACAAATGGTTAAAGGCTGAGAAAATTGAAGACCTTGAAGTGGTGAAACAGTATTATAATTACAATACTGAAAAAGCCTTACAAGCTCTGAGAATTCTATCACCTGAACAAATAAATACAATTAAGGAACGATTGAACACAGGTGGTTTAACAAATGGCACATGATTTAATTAATATACCAAGTATCCCAGGATATACACCTTTAGAAGTGAAATTGGTGAATCAAGATGA